CCATGGCCAGCAAGAACACGACCCATAACGAAATCTTTACCTGAACCAGGACCGCCAGCCATGAATACCGCTTTCATTTTGGCTGGGTCTTGAATACCTTCTTCGATGTATGATTCCGTTACATAACCCGACTTAAACATTTCTGGATTCGCTTTCGCAAACCAGCGCATAACTTTACCAGCCTCGGCGTTGGCTTCGTTTTCAATTGAACTGCCTGTTGCGCCTTCTTTTCGAATATCTTTCCCAATGCGACCATCCTCGTTCTGTTTATGATGCACTAATTCGTGTGCTACTGTACGATAAATGTCCATTGGGTGACGATTTTTTGTGATAACAACAATAGACTTTTCTGCTGGATTATAACCACCAAAACTTGAAGACATAGGTTCTTTTTCAAGTTTCATGGTTGGCATATTTTTGATACCAATTTTATCTGAAGCAAATTGAACAAAGGTATCAAGCATAGGTCCAAATTTCTTATGATCTAGTTCACCATGATCATGGAACTCTTCTCTGACAACTTTCTTTGATTTGATTTGCTTAACTGTTTTAGGCGCAGATTCTTCTGATGAACTCATGCGTATCTGGTTATAAACTTTTTTAACATGTTTATCTGGAAAACCAGGATGATATGCTTTAAAACCTTCATAATCACCAGACTTAGCCAACCCTTCTAGTTTAGTTGCGCTTACTGATCTCTCAAGTTCATCTTGTGACATTTTTGTTGGATGCTTATCTACATCTGCTCTTTGACCTTCAACTTCATGTACTTTCCATTTCTTGAAGTTGAATGCTACTTTACCAGACTTATCTGCACGACCATTCCAGTCTTGTAGTGTACGACGATATTCTGGTGCACGATCAGAACCAGCCACAAGATGTATTTCATCATGTTGCTGACCTAAATGTGTAAGATAAGAGAATAGATTTTTGGTATGTTCATCACCCGTACTTACTGGATGATTAAACATCATCTCAGCGTGAGCTTTTTTAGTTTCTGATGTGAGAGGTTTTGATGTTCCAGAAAGACCTATTTTTAGTTGACCACCAACTCTTTTAGCGATACCTTTCGCAGTATCTATTGCTTTTCTGTGCCCAATAGTGGGTATTCTTACTTTGCCATAAAAGGCAACACCAGGTCTTTTTTCTGTCATAATTGTCCCTCTACAGGATCATGTTTATTGTATTTAGTATTTTCTTTTTCTTAGTGTCTCTCGGATCACATTTTTGACACTTTCTGTAATTGGTTTATATGTTGTCTCTTCAAAACTTTTGGCCAATCTCATAAGTTCAAGAATAGGTAGATCAACCCTTATCACCTTAATCTTTTGATTTTTGTTATAGGCAACGATCCAGCGATGGTGACCATCAAGAACATAATCATCATTCGATATTATGATGCCGTTTTTGGTCGATGATGGATCGATCATCATTTCTGCAATTTTATTCTTATCAAACTCAGATTGTGTTGCTTTAAGAGAGTTTGGGTCTACCTTTTCTTCTTTATAATCAACACCACTTTTTTTGATATTTTGAATAAACTCATTTTCATCACCTATTTGTGGCATTAAGGCACGAGAAAATGTCATCCCAATTTTAGGTATCTCTATGTTCATTATTTTGACCAACTTTTTGTGGCATTAAAGTTTGCTTGTGAGAACGTTAATCTATCAATAAGTTTAATAGCATTACCTTTAATTCTATCTACAGCGACAAATCCTTCAGGTGCTGTGATCTTAAAGCCGTTCTCATCTGTTCTCATATATGTTCCTATAGAACTTTTAACTTGTTCTAGTTTGCGAACGATCATCAATTTTGCTCGAACCAATAGATTCTGCAAATCAAATATTTTTTTAAGTTCATTTCGATTGGCTTTATACCAACCAACAACGATTGTCTTTTCTCTCTGTCGCTTTAGTTTTGTATCTTGCTTTTTTGCTTCTGCAATAGACTTATTCATTCTGTCTTCTATCGATAGTATTAGTTGCTGTACATGTGCGGCTGTATTTGTAATCTCTTTACCTTCGCGAACTTTAAGATTATTCCATGCTTTTATCTGTACTTTATAGGTATCATTTATAGAGATTTCATTTAGGGTTCTTGATGAGATATCTCTAAACAAAGAACCAGCCTGAGAAAGAATTGATGTTATTTCTTCTGTTTCTTTTTCGGTAAATGTGGCCGTACCAGACGCATCGACAAATGAGGCATCTCTAAACCAAACATTTCTTGTTTGTTTCAATCTGCCGATATCAACACCAAATGATGCTCTCATATCCTCAAGAGACTGACCAACATATGTTGTATGCCATACAACACCTATCTGTGCATTTGTTATTTGTTTTGCCAGTGCCGAATCGGTTGGTACTGCATAGACAACAGTATTGGGCTGAAAGATGATATACTCTACACCGTCGATAGTTTGTCTCTTCAAGTCAGACTTAGAAAACATCATATCACCTTGAATAACACCAGTAATACCTAGTTCTGGTAGATATCTCAAAGCCAGTTTCAGTTTCTTATTCAGACCCTCACCAGGATGATTTGCGTCAATATCTTTATCTGTGTAGTTTAGTTTAGCATTCTTGGCAAACACACCTTTAGTTCCTACAAAAAACTTACCGTTTGCTGGATTAATACCTGCAAAGATAGCCGGTGCACCATCCCATTTTGTTGTTAAGTTTACCGTTGAATTAGAAGCCTGACCTGCAAGCATATCGCGCAAAGATCGAAGAAAGTTTATAGCATCGCGAGTGCCTGTAACACCACGATTCAAAGGTTCATCTTCAATGTGTTCAAGGTGTACATTTTTATCTTCTTTTGATTCTGTGATATATTGTGAAAGAGATATCATTTTAGTTTGACCACACCTGTTCTTGTTTCTATAAGTTTTCTGGGATAGATGCCTACTCTAGCTCCGTTATATCTTTTACCGTCTAATGTAAATCCTCTACCTTCTCTAAAGGTGGCACCAAAAACTGGAGTATATCCTTCACCAAAATGAGATAAATCTCCTGAAAGGCTCATATGAGATGTAAAATCTAATTCATATAAGTTATCTTTTTTAGTCAATGTTAGTTTTGGTAATCCCTGACCAATAAGTGTTACGTGTTCTAGACCTTGAGTAGACCCATAATCAGGACCAAATATTGACATGTTTTTTAACTCAACACTTTTCACATCTTTAAAGAGAGGAGTTTCCAATCTATCATTTTTAATATATGATGTTACTTGTTTTAAAAAACTTTTTACTTCAGGATGATTATATATCTTTATGCCAGCCGATTCTGTCAAGCCACCATATTGCTGAAATGCTTCTGGACCACCTTCTTTTTTATGCGATATGAATATATTTTTTGAACTGAACAGTTGTTTCCTATCGACGTATAAGATAATGTCTGCTTTAGGATCCGCCTTAACACCAGCATCACGTTTTATTTTCGTATCTACCTGTATAGCACCAGATATACCTTTATAAACTTTATTTCCACCCTTTAACTTTATGTCTATGGGCATTCCTCTATTCTGCTTTATGACGTTGTTAATGGCGTTTACAACTTCAACTTCATATCCTGTGGGCTTGAAACTTGTTGGCTTTCTAATATCTTTTATTTCTAAAAAGCCTTTTTTCTTGTTTACTGTAACAGTTGCTAACTTTTTAGAGGAAAAAATACTAAAGAGGTTCGAATCTAGAGTGATCTTTGTGCCTTTTGATAACTCAGAAATTGGCTGTAGTTTTGCACCAACCTTCTTATAAAGATTACAATCGTTCTCGGTTTCGAGTACAAGTTCTTTCCATTTCTTGTTATTCTTGACATACTTATCCCAAGAAAGTTCACCACTTGTGCTTCTACTGGCAAGATTGGCCATTAATGATCCTCTTACTTTTCTTATATTTATTAAACATAAAAAAAGCCGCCCAGAGGCGGCTTGAATTTAATGGATTGATTATATTGCTACGCTCTCTGACCAGCAGTGGCTTTGAGCATCCAGCGGTGCTTGGAATGG